AACTAGCAGACATTCGGACACTCCTCAAATAGACACTCCTCACGCAAGAAGAAGAGTATCTCTTGGAGATTACGAATTTGCTGATCTGATTGACCAACAAGATAAGGTCCGTCTTTTAATAGACCCAACATCATCTTACGCACAAGCCGCTGCTATGGCAATGGGTAGAGCAATGGATGATGTTATAATAACAGCTGCACTTGGAACTGCCTTCACAGGCGAAACTGGTGCAACTTCAGTAGCATTACCCGGCACTCAAACGATTGCTCATGGTGCTGCTGGTTTAACATTAGCCAAACTAATTCAAGCAAAAGCTAAATTAGATAAAGCGGATGTTGACCCTTCAATCCCTAGACACATAATTGTTTCTCCGGAACAATTACAAAATCTATTGGGAGATACAACAGTAACTTCAAGTGACTTCAATACAGTTAAGGCACTTGTTCAAGGTGAAATCAATTCTTTCTTAGGATTCAATTTCAGAGTATCAAACAGATTACCAAAAACTGGAACGACTAGATCGTGCATAGCTTATGCACAAGATGGTTTGTTACTTGGTGTTGGTAAAGATGTTAATGCTAGAATTGACGAAAGAGCTGACAAATCTTATGCCACTCAAGTTTACTACTGCATGAGCATTGGTGCAACTAGAATGGAAGAAGTTAAAGTTGTCGAAGTACAAGCAACAGAAGACTAATAGAAAAGGATAAATACACATGGCAAACTCGATACAATACGCAAAAATAGTTAGTGTTCCTTCTCAAAAAGTGAACACAACTGAACTTGCCGGTAGAGTAAGAATTGCATTTGCAGAGTACGAAGCAGATGCAGAACAATCTACTGTCAATATGTTTGTTTTACCAAATGGTGCAAGAATCACCGAAGGTAGACTAGGACATGATGCAATGGGAAGTGGTACAACAATATCAGTAGGATTCGCAGCTCATAAAAAAGCTGACGGAACTGATGTATCTGCTTCTGCTGCTGCTTATTTAGCAGCAACAGCTTCAACAGGTGCTGTTGGACACGACATTGCAAACACAATAGCTTTGGGTGAAAACTCATTAGTTAATGCGGATGGTGATGGAATGATTGTTACTGCTACTTTAGGTGGCGGTAATCATACAAATACCGTTCAACTTAGATTATACTACGTAGTAGATTAATCTAATAGCATACAAAATTAATGGGGGAGCAATCCCCCATTTTTTAATATATAAACAATGGAGATAACATGAGCTTATACAAAAACATAAACGCAAGAAAAAAAGCAGGAACTTCAAGACCTAAGTCAAAATCAACTATATCAGCTAAAGCATATAAAAATATGAAAGCTGGTTTTCCAAAGAAGAAAAAAACATAACACATGGCATCAGTAGTAGACATTTGTAATGGAGCATTAAATCAACTAGGTGGAACAACTATTCTTTCACTAACAGAAGATTCAAAAAATGCTAGAATTTGTAATGCAAGATATACTCAAGTTAGAGACGCATTATTTAGAACACACCCATGGAATTGTTTACAAGTAAGAGCATCACTAGCAAAAGACGCAACTGCTCCAGCTTGGGGTTTTAGTTCTGCTTTTACTTTACCTGCTGATTGTTTAAGATTATTATACATAGTAGACTTTGATTCTAACCACAAAGTAGAAGGTAGAAAAATTTTAAGCAATACAGGAACAATGAAAATTTTATACATTTCAAGAGTTACTGATCCAAATGAATACGATGAATTATTAAGAGAAACTTTATCTGCTACTTTAGCAGCTGATATTGCTTATAATATTACATCATCTAATCCGGTGGCACAAAATATGTACACATTATTTCAAGATAAATTAAGAGATGCTAGATTTGTAGATTCAACAGAAGGTCAAAACAATGCACCCGATCTTGGAATGACAGATTCACTACAGGCTAGTACTTTTATTAACTCAAGGTTTTAATAAATGGCACGAGTTGCAGTACAGCTTACTAACTTTACAGGTGGCGAACTTTCGCCAAGACTAGATGGTCGTAATGATCTTACTAAATATTCATCTGGTTGTACAAGATTAGAAAATTTTATTATCTATCCACATGGTGCAGCAGCAAGAAGATCAGGTACAAATTTTGTAGCTGAAGTTGCTGACAGTTCAAACAAAACAAGGTTAATGCCTTTTGAATTTTCTACAGCACAAACTTATATGTTAGAATTTTCTAATTTAAAAATTAGAGTATTTAAAGATGGTGGTTCAGTATTAGAAGGCAATAAAGTTATAACTGGAATTACAAAAGCTAATCCAGCAGTAGTTACATCTAATGGACATGGTTATACTAATGGTAATGAAGTTCTTATTACTGGTGTAGTTGGTATGACAGAGTTAAATTCAAAAAGATTTTTAATTGCTAACGTCACTACAAATACATTTTCATTAACAAATAAAGATGGTGTTGCTATAAACAGTACAAGTTTTACTGCCTACGCATCTGGCGGAGTAATAAATAAAGTTTTTGAAATTACAACTACATATACAACAAGTGAATTGTTTGATATTAAATTTGTGCAATCAGCTGATGTTATGTACTTATGTCATCCTGTACATCCACCTGCTACATTATCAAGAACAGGTGATACAACATGGACATTAGCAGATGTAGTATTTACTAAAGGACCATTTCAAGATGTAAATATTACAGACACAACATTAACACCTTCTGGTGCTGCCATAGGATCAAGAACAATTACAGCTTCTGCCACAACAGGTATTAATAATGGTGCTGGTTTTTTATCTACTGACGTTGGAAGGTTTGTTTATTTTAATGCTGGTTATGGAAAAATTACAGCAGTTGGTAGCACAACAAGTATTACAGTAGATGTTACTATAGCTTTTGAAAATGCTAATGCTATTACTGCTTGGCAACTAGGAGCATTTTCTAATACAACAGGTTTTCCAGCTTGTGTTACTTTCTTTGAACAAAGATTAGTATTTGCAGGAACAACTAACCAACCACAAACTGTATTTTTTTCTAAGTCTGGAGACTATGAAAACATGGATGCAAACATTGGTGGTACTGTAGCTGACGATGATGCTATTATTTATACCATTGCATCTAATCAAGTTAATGCAATTAGATTTATGACAGCAACCAGAACTTTGGTTATTGGTACAGCAGGTGGTGAATTTTCTGTATCTGGTGGTGGAACAGATAGTGCAATTACACCAACAAACATATTAATTAAAAAACAATCTAATCATGGTGCATCAAATTTAGATGCTATATCAGTAGGTAACGTAACTTTATTTTTACAACGTGCTAGAAGAAAAGTTAGAGAACTAGCTTATAACTTTGATGTAGATGGTTATTTAGCACCAGACATGACTATTCTTTCAGAACATATTACTGAAACAGGATTAACACAATTAGCTTACCAACAAGAACCTAATCAAATTATATGGGGAGTTCGTGGAGATGGTGAACTTATAGGTTTAACATATCAAAGAGAACAAGAAGTTACAGCTTGGCATAGACATATCTTTGGTGGTATTTCTGGCATACCTACAATTACAGTTACAGATTATGCAAATATAATAACAGGTACTAGAATTTTAATAACAAAATCAGATGGAAAACAAATTACATTTACATCTACAACTGGCACAGCTTCTGCTCAACAATTTAAAACAGAAACAAATAATAATACAACAGCAGCTAATTTAGTTGCTTCTATTAATACTGCTAATACAAATAGCTTAACAGGAGTAACAGCTACAGCTAATGCGAATATTATTACATTGGTAGAAACAACTCCTACAGGATTAAGTTATTTAAGTATGAAAAGTTTTGATGAAACAAGATTAACAACTGTTAGCCAAACTAAATCTGAATGTGAAAGTGTTGCAGTTATTCCTACTGACAATGATGAATACCAAACATGGGTAATTGTAAAAAGAACAATCAATAATATTACAAGAAGATATGTAGAATTTTTAAATACTTTTAAATTTACAGCAACAGACAATACAACATTTAATTTTTTAGATAGTGCGGCTTCTTATAGTGGCACAGCTGTTAGTACTATATCTGGTTTAGATTATTTGGAAGGTCAAACAGTAAACATTTTATCTAATGGTGCAACGCACCCTACTAAAATTGTAAGCAATGGTTCTATAACTTTAGACAAACCATCTACAGATGTTAAAGTAGGTTTAGGTTACAAATCAATATTACAAACTATGAGACTTGATGCTGGTTCTCAAAATGGAACATCACAAGCTAAAACAAAAAGAATATACGAAATTACTTTAAGACTATTTGAATCTATAGGAGTTGAGGTTGGTGGCAATCTAGGAGATATGGAAAGAGTACCATTTAGAAAATCATCTGACCCTATGGATAAAGGATTACCCACATTCAATGGTGATAAAACTGTAGAATTTAGAGGTAATTACGACACAGATGGATTTATATTTGTTAGACAAACTCAACCTTTACCTTTAACTGTTTTATCTTTATACCCGGACTTACAAACAAATGACTAAAAATTTATTACAAAT